TTGGTGAGCGGCTTGGCGGCGGTGTCCTGCGGGCCCTGGGCTGCCGCCAGCCGCGCTTTCACCGCCGCGACGCCCGCGTTGCCCAGTTCATACATCTGCCGCTGGCGGAAGTTGAGCAGATCGAGCCGCAATTGCTTCTTCTGGTAGACACGGACGCTCGGCATGCATCGTCCCCAAGGACTTCCGCGCAATTGACCGGAAGTCTCCATGACCCGCAAACGAATTCCGGACAATTGTCCGGAATTCGGCTCTCTGGAAACACATGCCCACTTGTGGAAGATCTTCCACAAGTCAAGCCGTCTTGCGGAGCCTGAGCACGGCGGCGCCTTCCGGGTCGGCCTCGATGTCGAAGACCTTGTAGCGCACGCCGTCAATCTCCACCTCGTCGCCACGGGCGGGTGCCGCCGGCAACTCCGCCAGCCGCACGAACAGCACCGCATAAACGCCCGGCGAGGCGTCTTCTGCCTCGCGCGCCGGCTGAAACACCGCGCGGATCGCGGCCGCGCCGCCAGTCTCCGGCAAGTAGGTGACCTCTCGCCCAAAGACCCGCAGGCAGGCCTCGTCCATGCGGCTCACCTGACCGGCAAACGCCATCAGGAGAGGAACGCTCCGTTCAGCCGCACGCGGCCCGTAGCGTCGCCATCGGCTGCCGCCCGCACTGCCACGCCGATCAGCTTGTTGCTGGTCGAAGTCTTGGTGACACGCTTGTTGGTGTTGTCCCAGTAGATCAGCGCACCCTGCGACCACCCGGTGCTCGCGCCGGTCTCACGGACCAGATCGAAGACGCCCGCCACCTGGAACTCGCCGTCTTCGCCACTCGCCACATCGGTTGCGGCCACGCCGAAGATGGAGCCGACCAGCGTGCCCCCGCCCGAGCTCACCGCATAGGGTGCGGTGAGCGTCAGCGTCTCTCCACGTTGAATGAAGTTCTTCATGTGTCCATCCTCCTCATCACGCACCCACGTTCTTTTGGAGCCCACGCCAGTCGATCGCCTTGGCCCCAAAATCGAGCCGGGCCTTGATCTCGACGCCATCCACGTTGAAGCCCTGACGGGTCTCGATGTAGACGCCGTCCTGGCCTTCGAGGTAGGCGTACTCGATCGTGTCGATCTGATCGGGCGAGGCGAACAGATACCAGGCCGTCGTGCTCGCCGCATCGAGCCGGGGTTCGGCAATCGGCGTCAACGCGCGGATGTAGTCCGGCACGAGGTCGGCCGATTTCGCGGGCGCCAGATTCGGCGCGATCATCTGGAAGGCCGTGAGCTGCAACGCCACCGGCACCACCAGGTAGCGCGGCTGCACGTTCAGCACCGTGACGCCATCGAGCCCCTTCTGCTTGGCCATTGCCGCCATGCCCGCCCCCAGCCCGGCCAAGGCGAGCGCACTGCCCGCGCCCGTGTTGAGGTTCGCGTGGTTGGCATGAAACAGCGTCACGCCGTCGCCCATCGCCGGGTTCGAGGTGATGATGCCCCACACCGTGTCGCTTTCGAGCGTCGCCGCGGCCACGCCGAACCCCGCCGGGATGCGCGTGAAGGCGCTCAGATCGTCGTTGATGATCGTCTGGCGCGTGATCGAGACGATGCGGCCGTAGGTGGCGAGCTTGTAGGTCTCCTTCGATTCGGCGATCGAGCCGTGGGTGAACTCGCCCTTCTCGTTGACCTTCATCAAGCTCGGCGCTTCACCCAACTGCACGGCGTTGATGTTCTTGAAGTCCACCGCCGAGCGCCGCCGCGAGAACGGCAGGAAGGTGCGCGGGTAGGCCTCATAGGCTTGCCGCAGCGTCTTGTTGGCGACGTCGGCGAGGATCGAAGGGAAGTCCGAGGTCGAGAGCGCGAGCTTGGCGATTTCGTGGCGGGGCAGCCGCCGCGTACGCGTGCCGGAGAGTTCCAGACACTCGCGCGCCAGATCGAGCAGCGTCTGCCCGGCCCAGTCGCGGCCAAGGTCGTCCTTCAAGGGGAAGACCGCCGGATCGTAGCGGTGCAGGAGCGCGGCCGTGATCCCGGCGCGGCGCGAGTCGGTCTCGTCGCGAGTGACTACGGCGGCCGCGCTGCGGATCTCGGTTTCGCCCGAACGTCGCGCCGCGTCGTCGAGCGCCAGCTTGCGGAATTCCTCAATCGAGGTGCCGGCTTCGACATGCTGGGCGATGAGCCGCGCATCGAGGCCGAGCGTGCGGCCGACCTTCTCGATTTCCCGGATGCGCGCGCGTTCGGCCAGCGCCGCGGCCTGCCGCTCGGCATCCACGTTGATTTCGATACGGGCTTGATCGCCCGCGTCAACGATGGTCTCTTCCATCTTCTGCTCCTGTGGGCCAGTTGCCCGTTCGAACCTGAATCCCGCGCCGGGGTCGGCACCGATGGGCACGAGCGAGACTTCCTCGGGCTCCCAATCGGTCACCAGCACCTGGCGCATCGCCGCATTTTGCGGCGTAACGTCTTCCACCGCGTGAATCGCCACGCCCATCGAGGCATTGCGCAGGATGCCGTCCTGGACGTCCTGCCAGACCGGGTCCACGTCGGCGCGCTTGGAGAACCGCACGGCCGCCTTGCCCTGGCCGTTTTCAATCCAGGCCCTGGCGATGACGCCGATCACGTCGTCGACGGTGAAGTCGCGGTGGGAGTTCAGCAGCGGCGCCGAGCCGCTCGCCAAGCGGCCCATGCGGATCGCGCCCGGCTCCATCGAGAAGCGCATCTCGAAGGGACCGCGCGCGTCATAGCGGCGGACGGACGCGCCCGTGTACCAGGTCAGCGTCGCCGTGCGCTCGTCGCGGTCGGCTGGAGCGAGCGCCTCAAACTGCGCTTCCAGCCGTTCTCTCGTTGGGGTCATTCTGAAGCTCCTTTTGTTGCGCGCCGCTCTGGGTCACGCGGCGCGGGTCGCAGTCGAGCACGATGCCGCGCTCATCGAGCAGCCGGTTGATCTCGGCGATCTGTTCAAGCTGCGCGTCGGGGTCGTAGCCCTGCTCGGCAATCGCCTGGCGCAGCGTGAGTGTGCCCGTGCGCAATCGGTTCAGCGTGGCGAAGGAGTCCTTGTAGGGATCGACGCTGCCAAAGCCCGGCGGCGTCCACTCCGCGCGGAACGGCCCAGGCTCTGGAGTCGCGCCGGCCGCGTAGGCCACCGTGAGAAACCGCTCCCAGACCGGCGCGCACAGCATCGGGATGAACGTCAGCCACCGGAAGCCCTCGATGCCATTGCGGAAGCTGAGCAGCCCGGCGCGGTAGCTCGAGTAGTTGACGCGCGAAAGATCCCCGGTCAACTGCTCGTAGGTGAGTTGCAAGCCCGTGGCGATTTGGGCCTGTTTGGCGGCGACGTAATCCCGGTAGCCCGCCGACGCCGACGGCGAAGCAAACGTAATCTCCTCGCCGGGCTTCAGGTACTCGATCATGCCCGGCTCGAAGCTTTCGACCCGCTTGCCCGTGACAGGATCCGGCGCCGCGGGCGCAATCGGCGGGCCGTCCGGCCCTTGTGGCTGCGTTACGAACGCCGCAAAGCAAGCTTCGATCTTCTTGCGGACCAGCTCGGCCTCTTCGTATTCATCCAGATCTCGCAGCGTCACCACGACGGGAGCCAGCCACGGCACGCCGCGCACCTGGCCGGGGCGGTCCTTGCGGTAAATGTGCAGCACCTCGCTCGCCGGCACGCGAACGGATTGCAGCGACGCCCCGCCGCGCACGCCGGTCTGCACCACATCGCCCGGATGCTGTCCGTAGAGCCAGTAGAAGATGCGGTGGCCGACCAGGTCGAACTCGACGCCTTGAATGATGTAGCCCGTATCGGTCTTCTGCGTCTTCGTGTGGTCGAGGTAGTCGGGCTCGAGCACCTGAAGCTGCAACGGGACCGCGAGTCCATCGCTTTCGCGCCGCTGCCGGAAGCGCATCAGGCACTCGCCGCTTTCGAACACCGTGCGCGCGATGAGCGCCTGGAGCCCGTAGAAATCGAGCTGGCCGTCGGCGTCGCACTCGTCGATCCATTCGGCCCAAACGGCGTTGATCAGCCGGTCCAGGTCTGGCTCCCCGCTCCGCGCCTGAGCGGTAATGCCCGTGCCGATGGCGTTGCCCACCACCTCGGCTACCGCGCGCGCCGCGTAGGCGTTGTTGCGGATGAGATCGCGCGAGCGCTCGCGCAGCTTCGCGAGCGCCACCGAGATCTCGGCGTTGGCCGAGTTGCCGGTCGTCATCCAGCCGCCGGTGCGCCGGTCAGTGCGTGCGCCCTCGTAGGCCAACCGGATGAGTTCCCCGGCGCGGCGTGCGCGCATCCGGCGCAGGCCTGCTTCGGGCGAGACCCATGCGATCGCTTTGTCGAGCCAGTTCATCCCTTGGACGTCTGAGCAAACGAGAAACGGTCCGTCGCCGTGCCGGATTCGGCCGCCAGCGCTTCTCGAATCACGGCGCGCGCCTGGAGAAGCTCGGCCATCGAGCGGTAGGTCACGGTGCGGTCGCCGAAGCGGACAGTCAGTTCGCCGCTGGCGATGGCCGCCTCGACGGCATCGAGCTGTTGCTGCGTCCAGGCCACTCAGGTTCTCCGGCGCTTGAAGTAGAACGTCGCCCGGGTGCCGAACTCACGCACGACGGTGACCAGCTCCCACCCTTGCGCGCCGTATTCGGCGAGCACGGCCGTCGATTCCGCTTCGGTCG